AGCCTTTTTAGCTGGTGTTGAGTGGGAGAAGGAACGTACGGAATTAACAAACGGGAAAAGCTATGAAAACCTTGATGCCAAAGGTATTGAGCATTCGGAATTACCTTCGGAGAAGCAAGAGGACAAACAGACGTGCGTAAATAAAAATCACTACATTTAAGCCCGTGAAAGACCAAGCGGCAATAGACCTACTATCTGACAGAGAGTTATACGAACTCGCTCAGAAGTTATGCAATTGCCCGGATGACCTTATCCAAGAGGTGGTTCTTCTTCTGTTGGAGATGCCTGACGAAAAGTGGCAACAGATAAACGAAGGCGGATATCTGAGGTTCTACGTAGTGAGGACAATGATGACAATGGCTACCAGTAAACGCTCCAGCTTCTCCAAGTTATACAACCTACACAACCACAAGAAGGTAGACCACGAGCGGGAAGATTACGACTGGGAAAAGGAAGAAGATATTGCACTTTTGGAGACACTAATGGATGAGCTGCATTGGTACGACCGCGAGGTACTTAAATTATGGCTGGAGGAAGGAAGCTATCGAAAAGTCGGAAAGAAAGTAGACATACCCTACAAATCTATCGGGAACACAGTTAATAAAGCACTTGAACAACTAAGAGACAACTACTATGCTATACATCTTGAGCGCATTATCCGCGAGCGTTGCCGCTTACCTTTGGATTGAGGTATTTGCGATAGACCTACTTCTTAAAAGCTGGCTACGGTTGCCTGAGACGTACCCGTTGAAGCCATTCGACTGTCGGCTTTGTATGTCCTTTTGGTTGGGGGTTCTTTATTGCGTCAACGACCCGGAGGCTCTTATTTACGTACCTTTGCTGAGTGTGTTATTTGAACGTTTAATGTGGAGGTTCGAACTATGATTGAACTTTACAACATGGACTGCATGGAGGCAATGGCTAAGATGCCTGACAATGCTTACGACTTGGCTATTGTTGACCCGCCTTATGGATTAGGTGATAGATTGGTGAAAGGTGGGGCAAGTGGTGGCATGGGTTCGTTGAGAAGGTTATCAGATAATAAGGTTGAGCAATGGGATAAAGTACCAACAAAAGAATATTTCTACGAGTTGAAAAGGGTTTCCGAAAAACAAATTATATGGGGCGGCAACTACTTCCTTGATTATTTAGGCGCAACTGATGGTTTTATCGTTTGGGATAAAATGAACGGAACAAACCCAATGGCAGACGCTGAACTTGCATGGCAAAACATTAAAGGCACAACAAGAATGTTTAGATGGCATCATTTCAGCGGAGAACGAACGACAAAACAACACCCAACACAAAAGCCCGTAAAACTATATGAGTGGTTACTAACCAACTACGCTAAAGAAGGAGACAAGATTCTCGATACTCATCTTGGTTCAGGCTCAATTGCCATAGCTTGCCACAATCTAAAGTTCGACCTTACAGGCTATGAACTTGACACAGAGTACTACGAAGCAGCAACTAAAAGATTAAAACAGCACCAAGCGCAACAAAGATTATTTTGATGAGCATAACCGACTACCTGAAGGAAAACGGGTGGTACAAAATTCTAACAATGGACAAAAATGAAGTTTTGCTATTTATAGCTGAGAGGCTCGACCAAATCACGATGATGGAACAGGGGCGTTACTCGGGAAAGATAACGAGAGAAGAACAGAAACTCTACCAAGATGCTTGGAGTTACATCGACCCGAAAGCTAAGGTCTGTTTCACTTGTGGACGGACTCCGCAGTTAATGAGTGTTGCACTATTAAACTATTACCAATGCCAGCAAGAAAATGCGATAACGGAAAGTGGAGGTGGGGAAACGGAGAATGCATCTACGAAACCAAAAAGGAAGCGGAGAAGGCGGGGGTCGCAATCGAAATCAAACGGAGGTTAGATGAAAAGAAGTGAGAACTACGGGCTGTATATTACGCAGAATACCTATCAAATGAAGTGGTATTGTTTTGATAGAGAAGCCGCAGACGATTACTGGAACGGAGAACCCTGTAAGAAAGCAGTCGGAGACACTCCACAACAAGCACTTTCAAACTACAAGAATGGAAAGTTTACCGATAAGTAAAGTCAGACCAAACTCGGAGAACCCAAGATACATCAAGGACGAGAAATTTAAGAAGCTTGTTCAGAGCCTTCGGGACTTTCCTGAAATGGCTAACGTCCGACCGATAGTGGTCAATAAAGAGATGATTGTGTTGGGCGGTAATATGCGGCTCAAGGCGATGCAAGAAGCTGGCTGGTCAGAGGTACCCGTTCAAGTTGTTGATTGGTCAGAAGAAAAACAACGCGAGTTCATCATCAAAGACAACGTAGGCTTTGGAGAATGGGACTGGGACGAGTTGGCAAACACTTGGGATGCTGAAGAACTCAAAGACTGGGGCTTAGATGTTTGGCAACCTGAAGAAGAAGTTGACTACTCAGGAGCAAACCAAGAAATAGACGTTGACAACCTTGACGGTTCAATGACCATTAAACTAAACTACACGGAAGAGGATTATTGGAAAGTAAAAGAAGCACTTTCTAAAGTAGCTGAAACTCCTGAGCAAGCCGTTTATAAACTGTTGAATTTATGAGCCACAAATTTCCATACAAATGGAATCTCGCAGACGGTTACCCAGCAAAAGGAATAGAAGCGCACGGGCTTAAAGTATTCGGAACTTTTATTTGTGGTGGTGGTTCAACTATGGGTTATAAGTTGGCAGGGTTTGACCATATCGGAGGCGTTGAAATAGACCCGAAGGTTGCAGATGTTTATAAAGCAAACCACAACCCAAAGCATTTATTTATTGAGGATATTCGAGAGTTTAACCAAAGGAAAGAACTGCCTGAAGAACTTTATGACCTTGATATATTAGACGGCTCACCGCCTTGTTCGTCTTTTAGTATGGCTGGAAATCGTGAAAAAGACTGGGGCAAAGAAAAGATATTCAGAGAAGGTCAGGCAAAACAACGACTTGATGACTTGTTTTTCGATTACATAGCACTGGCAAAACGACTACAACCGAAAGTTGTAATAGCTGAAAACGTTAAAGGGATGCTTCAAGGAAACGCTAAAGCATACGTCAAGCGAATCAAGTCAGAGTTTGAGGCTGCTGGTTATGTAGTTCAGTTGTTTCTGCTTAATGCGGCATCAATGGGAGTTCCTCAGAAACGGGAGCGGGTGTTCTTTGTATGCCAACGCAAAGACATGGGATGGCTGAGGCTGGTACTTAACTTTAATGAAAAGGGGATACCTTTTGGGGATGTATGCGAGGAAGAAAATGGAGAAATGATAACGGGTAAAATGCTGGAGTTGTGGAGAAAAACACTTCCATCAGACCAAGACCTTGGACAGGCGTGTTTTAGAGAAACTGGAAAACAAAACTACTTCGGAAGTAAGTTATTACATAAATGTGAAGTATCAAAAACGGTAATAGCAAGTAGTTCATCTCCATTATTACACATGGATAAACCATACTTTGTAAGTAAAAATGAAGTTTGCCAAATAGGGTCATATCCCCTTGACTACAACTTTCAAAAGATAGAACCGAAGTACCTAATCGGCATGTCTGTTCCTCCAGTAATGACCGCACAAATAGCGCATCAGATTTATTTACAATGGTTTAAAACAGCCGAAAAACAGCCGTGAGCAATAACAACCCAATACCGAACAACAAACCCTTCAAGAAAGGTCAAAGTGGCAACCCGAAAGGGCGACCGAAGAACGTGGAAACTCTGCTAAAAGAACACTTCCTTGATGAGCATAACGTCAAACTTTCTAAGGGTCAGGTTCAGGACATCATAAAGAACGTACTCGGAAAGTCAAGAAGCGAGTTGGTGGAGTTGGCAAAGAACGACCAGCTACCGTTTTGGATAGCTCTTATAGCAAAGAAAGCCCAACGCGACTACGAGAAGGGAAGCATCCACATTCTCGATGTTCTCTTTGACCGAGTGTATGGCAAGCCGAAGGAGGAAGTAGAGCAGACCGTTAACGGTGGCAAGCCTGACAAGGTGGAGATAGTTATACATCGACCTGAGAAGAAATGACAGAATGCCCGGTATGCCATAAAGTAGGCTTCCATAAACTGAGCTGCTCAATGCAGAAGGTAACGGTGTTCATCCCAACACTTGAAGGAGACGAAGCGGAAGAGTTCATCCGTAAG